CCATGGGCGCTGTTGGTGCCAGCGTGATGGTTACGGCACCAGGCGTCAGGGCAACGCCTGTCGAGACGCTTGGCGCAAGGGCAGACAGCGCGATGCTGGCACTGGGCACCTCAATTTTCTTGAAGCCGACCGCAGTCACCCGAATCTTGAGTGGCAGCGGTGCCTCTGTGAGCAGCTGCAGCGCGTAGGGGAACCGTTGAACGTCTGCCGTCAGCCGGAGCCGTGGCCGCTTTACCACCACCTCATTGAACGGTGAGATCACCACCGTTGGCGTCATTGTCGGGGGCGTCAGCGGCATCAGTCCGGGGCGGGAGTGGCGGGCAGTTGGGAGGCGGTCATGCCGGGGGGCAGCGGCACCCATGACGTGGTGGTGCCGGGGTCGGCTCCAACGGCGCCCCAGTAGAGAGCGTCAGTGCTGGCGATCACCCCGTCGCCGGTCATCGCCCAGCTGCAGCCGTTGAGTCGGAACTGGCCAGTGATGCCGGCGGCCTGGACATAGATGGGGTCAAACGGTGCATCAGGGAGGCGCATGGGATCGAGCTGGAGGGCCAAGGCGACACGGTTGCCCAGCAGCAGGCGGTTTTGGATGCGGCCGTAGTTGCGGGCCTTCTCCTCTGCGTCGCTGGGGGTCAGGGTGAACCCACCGCCCACGGTCCAGCTGATGACATCATCCGGCGCATAGGGCAGGCTGAACTCCTGCGTCGCCTCGGTTTCCACGCTGCCCACGGCCCAGACCGTTTGCGTCACGCTTTCGCCCGGTTCCTCGGTTGAGTTGGCAGTGTTGTTGCGATCCTCTTGGCTCGGGCGGCGCTTCAGGCCGTACTCCCGCTCGGTCCTGATGTTGGTTTCAGCGCCGATGTAGGACAGTTCTTTGGCCCTGGCTAGCAGCTGGTCAAGGGATTCTCGGGCTGTTGTGGCGTCGGTGGTGTCGTAGACGTAATCAGCGGACGACGCCAAGCCTTGCTGCCCGCCGATGGTCTTGGCCGCCAGTCCATAGGTGTCGGTGACGGTCTGGGTGATACCCGAGGCAATGTCCTTGTCAAAAGTCACGACGGACACGGACGACAAAATGTAGGCGCCTCCGTCAAGATCCATGATGGCTCCATCGGCGCTCTTGAAGGTATCCACGCCTAGCGATCCAGCGACCTCCATCTCGCTGATAAAAGTTTTGGTGACGGTCTTGATGACCTCGGAGGATCCCGCCGGCCGGCCACTGGAACCGCTCACCACACACGTTGAAGCCGGGTCGGTGTCAGCTGTCAGCCGGTCGCGCATGGCGACCTTTAGCTCCTCTGTGGTCAGCGTTTGAGCAGCCGTCAGGAGGGACGCACCGCTAGGCAGCCCCTCTCCGTCTTTAACGTATCTGTAGGTACTCTTTTCGTGGGTGACGCGGTACACGTCCTGGACAAAGGACGCCCCAACGCTGGCCCTGTCGCTGGCCCATGTGCCGTTCACGTCGGCCGCTGCACTCTTGGAGATGCTGACGGTTTCTATTAGGCGGTCCCAGCCGTCATAGAGCGAAAACGAAGCGCTGTAGGGCGCGTAATAGCCGGTGACGCTTTGTGTGACCCCGCTGCTATCCTGATAGTTAACCGTGATCGGTGTTAGGGCGCCGATTGTCTCGGTGTGCTCCCAGTTGCGTTTAGGGTCCCACCCGGGATCGCCGCCAGTGCCGACCAGGGCATTGTCCGGGGCCTTGAGCTTGCGGGTGGTGTATTTGACCCGTGCCGAATCACCGGCCAGCGTGCCCACGCCAACGGGGCCCAGGTCGATCACGTCGGCATCCGTGATAATCGGCCCCGTCATGGCTGGAGCATCGAAGCTGAAGATTTCCAGCACGGCGCCATTGCGCACGATGCCAAAATAGTTCTCTGACACCAGCAGATCGCTCATCACCTGGACGTAGCCGGGGCTCAGATCGAACTCCTCAACGCTGAATTTGTTGGTGAGGGGGTTAGACGACAGGGTGAGGCCGAGGGCATCCGCGCACTGCTGCAGCACATAGCTGGCGCTGATCGGCAGCGTCGCATAGTTGTAGACGTAGCAAGGGATAGTGGCGTTCTCTTCCTTGCTGTTGGGGTTGGTGGTCGGCGGCTTGCGGTTGGCAAAGAAGGTCAGCGGGCAGCCAAGCTCCACCTTGGTAGTCTTGCGGTAGGGGTCCACCGTGGCCGACAGCACCCGCAACGACCGGGGGATGGTGTCACCACTGCCGCCGGCCTTGGTGTAGGTAAACGTCACCGTGGTGCCAATGGCAGGCAGGCTGCTGCCCTTGAGTTCAGCACTGCCCCGCGTCTTGATGAGCCCACTGCCCTGCAGGTAGTCGTCTGCGATGTTGGCCTGTATGACAGGCCCCAGGCCGCATGTAACCGTGGCGCGAATGTCAATGGCCATTAGACGAGCTTGGCGACCTCAGCCGAGACGGTGTAGCGGGTGGTCTTGACGCCAGCGACCAGCACGCTCTCAGCGCCTGTGATGGTGGGCGGCCTGGTGGGGAACCACGTCCCGGCACCGCCCGCGGCTGCAATGGCGCTGTCGTACCAGCTCATCAGGTCAGAGACTGAACCAGTGGTGACGTACCCCTCGATGCTCTTGGCCTCCAGTGCCACCAGCGGCCCTTGAATCAGGCTGAAGCCGCCGGCGGTGGTGCTCACCGTGGGGCCATTGCTGCGGCTGACAACAGGCTTGCTCAGCTTGATCGACACGCCCCCGAGAGACTCGGTGCCGAGGTCGGGCAAGTCTTCAGAGAGGTACTTGTCGATCAGCGCCTGAAAGCTGCGGAGCGTCTTGAGGCTGTCCAGCCCGCCGGCCGCAAAGATCGCCTGCCTTGCTGTCAGGTCCGCAATCTCGATGGCCACCTCGGCAGTCTTGAGATCCTCGGCATAGGTGCCGTAGACGCCGGCCTTGGCCTCAGCGCTCTGGAGTTCCAGCTGCAGATCAAGCTCTGCCAGATCACCAGCCGATCCGGCCCGGGCGGCCAGGTCTGCCGTCTTGTTCAGCACCTCCCGCGCCACGCTGATCGTGGCCAGGTCATCGGCACGGGTGGCCAGGGCATCCAGCTCGGCCTGTTGGGCGGCGATGTTGCGGTCTGCATCCACCACGGCCAAGGCAGCCGCATTGGCTTGGAACGCGGTCAGCTCGGCCGACTTGCTGACCAGCTCCCGGTCGGAATCCAGCTCGGCCAGGGCGTCGGCGTTGGCGGTGTAGGCGGTCAGCTCTGCGCCCTTAGACACCACCTCACGGTTTGAGTCAATCGTGGCCAGCGCTGCCGCGTTGGCGGTGTAGGCCGTGGCTTCCGCCCCCTTGGCAACCACCTCTCGATCAGAGGCCAGATCAGCCAGGGCTGCCGCGTTGGCCGTGAAGGATGTCAGTTCTGCGCCCTTGGCAACAAGCTCCCGGTCGAACTCCAGATCCGTCAGCGCTGCGGCGTTGGTGGTGTAGGCGGTGAGCTCTGCCCCCTTGGCCACCAGCTCACGGCTGGAATCCAGCACCGCCAGGGCTGCCGCATTGGCCGTGTAAGGTCCCAGCTCGGCTGTCTTGGTCAGCAGCTCTTTGGTCGCATTCTGCTCTGCAAAGTCATCGGCCAGGCCCCCACTCAAAGCCGCGATCTCGCAATCCGTCTCGTCCTTCTGCCGCTGCAGGTTCGCGGCAATGACCGCGCAGTCCACCGCGTTGGCATCTGCCTGCTCCTGTTGCTTGTCCAGCTCCCGCTGCCGCAGCAGCACCGCCAGGGCCTGTGCCGCATCAACAAGGATGGCGCTCACCTGGACGTAGGGGCCAGCCTGCTCACCCGAGGGGGCCTCAGCGAACCAGCACGCCAGCCCGCTCACGGCAATCCCGTTGGCACTGCCTACGGTCAGGCTGATCGTGGTGCCAACCGTCTCGCTGAGCAGCGTGTCTTGGTCGTTGATCCGGGCATTGCGCCAGGTGTTGTATTCGTTCAGCAGCGCTTGCCATTGGGCTGCCGACAACAGGCCGCTGACCCTGAAGGTGCGGGCCGTCAGACCACGCCGCGCCTCGCCCTCATAGCCGTAGGGCTGAGCGGTGAGGTAGTTGCACGTGAAGCTGCCGATTGTGATGGCCATGGGTCAGGGGAGCGCGGCGGCCTGGTTGATGAAGGTTTGCCCGGTGTCAGCGTTGACAGTGACCGTGATAGTGCGGTCAGCGAGGGCGTTGGCATTGAGCGCGGCCACCAGATTGGGGATGGCGCTATCGGCGAGGTTGCCGATGCTCTTGGTGACGAGTGTCCCGGTGTTGGCAAAGTCCTGAGCCAGCTGTGCCTGCGCGTCAGCCACGGACCGCTGGGTCACGTTGAAGGATCCCACTGCGTCAGCAATGGCCGCCGCCTGCTGGCCAAACGCAATGAAGGCCTGGGCATTGCTCTGGCTGGGGATCAGCGTGGGGTCTACCAGCCCGGTCTGCACGCCACGGGTGATGTTCTGCTGAGCCTGCTCCAGGACGCGCTGTTTGCCGATCTGGGTGAGGATGGCGAAGTTGCTGCTCAGCGTGTCGTTGAGGCGCTTGGTGGCCTCGTTGAGCTGATCCTTGAGGGCACGGCCGGCGTTGATTCCAGCTAGCTCTAGGTCCTTGCTGGCCAGGGTGATCTGCTTCGCTGTCTCACGAATAGCGTCAGAGCTTGCCCCGGTGGCCGCTTGGTTTTTCAGCTGCAGGAACAGATCAATCTGCTTTTGCCGTGCCTGGTTGACCGACTCCAGCACGGACTGCGCGGCTGCAACCTGCGCCCGTTGCGCCTGATCTTCAATCCCGGCTAGTTGCTTGGCCTTGGCGATCCGCTCCTCCAGTACCTGCGCCTGCAGCTTGAACTGGCCAATAAACAGCGTGGAGTCTGCCGCCGCATCGCTCATGCTCTTGGCACCGAGGGTCAGGTTCTCCCGGACCGCCATGCTTGCCGCTTCCAGGGTTTTTCCTGCCTCAATAACGCCTTTGTCATCAGTGTTACCCCCAGCGTCCTTGAGCGCGTCCCTGTAGGCCTTCTGTGCCCGAAGCTCCTCCGTCCGCAGCGTGTCCAGATCGAGCGCTTGCTTGGCGGTTTCCAGGTCACGACCTGACAGCACGGAACTGAGTTCTGCAATGCGGAGACGCTTCCGCGCAGGCTCAACGATCTTGTATTCGGCTTCTTCGCGGTCCTTTGCCGCCTGCACAGCCAGCGCCGCGAGCTTCTCGGTTTCCTTCTGCTGCTGCCTCAACACCGAGGCAGGGTCAGAGCCTGGAACAGGCGTCGGGGCTGGCGGCCTGCCTCCCGTCGCCCCTTGCACGCCATCGGCCAGGTCAAAGGCATAGGTGCCGGTGAGGAGCTTGAGCGCGAACGCAGGGCCAAACTTGTTGACAAAATCCGTGATTTGCTTCAGCGCCGGAATCTGGCTGATTTGCGACAGTTCATCCAGCCGTTTGCCGATGCTGGTGACTGACTGATTGGCGCTGTCAATCGTCTCCAGCACGGTAGGGCCCAGGATCTTGCCGACCGTAACCCCGAGCATGGTCAGCGACTCGCCAAGGGTCGCCAACGTGGCGTCTAGCTTGGTGCCCCCTTTCTCGCCGCCCTGATAGAACTTGCCGCCTTCCTCCGTCATCAATCGGAAGGCCTTGATCACATCATCGGCAGGGATTGACCCTAGACCTTTGAGTTGTTCAACGGTTTTGCCTGTGACGGCCGATAGCGATTCGTAGATTGGAACGCCAGCAATAGCGAACTGGCGGAGGTCAACGGTAAACGCTTTTCCAAGGCTGACAATCTGGCCCAAGTTCAACGCCAGTCGATCTAGCGGCGTGCCGGTGACGGTGGCAATGTCACCGAGTCGCTTTGTGAAGTCAACGGCTTGCTGCGTGCTAAGGCCAAACGCCAGTAGGAGCTTGGTGTTTTCAGCGACACCAGGCAGGTCAAACGGGGTTTTGGCGGCGTATTCCTTCAGCTCGCGCAGGGCATTCTGCGTATCAATGGTGCTACCTGTCAGCAGGTTGAGCTGTTGATTCAGCTTCTGAAAGTCGTTGGCCGCCTTTACGGCGGCAACACCGGCAGCCGCAACCCCTGCGCCAGCAGCAGCAGGGCCGAGGCTCGCAAGACCTCCAATGCCAGGCAGCGCGCCAATGGCGCCCGAAACAAACTCAGCGCCAGACCCTTCCGGCTTTTGCCTGAGTTGCCCCTGCGTCTTGATCTGCTTCTCCAGCAGGGCAATGCTTTCCTTCCGCAGTGCAATCTCAGCCTGCAGCGCCTTGATCGGGGCCTCCAGTGCCGCCGCCGACCAAGGATTGCTCTTGAGCTTGGTTTCCAGCTGGTTGAGCTGCTGCTGCAGCGCCGACAGCGTGGCCCGCCGTGCATCGAGCTTGTCGCTGATGCTCTTGCCAGCCGTAGACGCCAGCTTCTGCGCCTGCTGCAGACCAGTGTTGAACTCATCAACGTCAAGGCCGAGGCTGACTAGGACTGATCCCGCAATCTCCGCCACGTCACGCCAATCGCTCCCTTAGCTTGCCGGAAACCTAGGCCATGACGAGCGCCATCGCCTTCCTGGCCAACGCAACGGCCGTGTTTGACGTGCCCACCGCCGGCACATTCACCGACCCAACGACAGGCAACGTGGTGCCCAACTCAGAGACGGTGACTGTCAGCCTGTACCTTCGCAACGCGGGCGGGATTTCACCCTCCAGCGGCACAGGGGGCGGCCTGCCATCGCTATCTGAGTTCCCCGGGGTCGGCGTGGAGGATGAAACTCTGGAAGGCTACGCGGTAAGCCCTCAAGCGCTGGATGCCCGCATCGTGCCGGGCGTCAAAGGAACCATCACGTTTGGGGGAGACAGCTCCGCTCCGTGCGAGGTTGTTGCCGCCCGCTACCCGTTTGGCAGCACCGGGTTTCTAGGCGAAACGCTGCAGGGCATCCTGGGGGACAAGATCAGGCTCTCCCGGTACAGCCAGCGATGACAAAGCTCAAAACGAGTTACCGGCTGACCGGGTGGAACACGGACCAACTAAAGCTCAGGGTGCCGGCAATCCTGACGACCTACGGCCAAGTCCTTGACGCCGAGTTCAAGGAGCAAATCAAGCTGGTGCAGTTCTTCTGGCCCAACACCACCTACCGCAGGAACGGGACCATCGAGTTTGGCCCCGGCAACCGGGACATTGTGGACCTGGGTGGTTTCATCCGCTCTCAACGGCGCACTAGGCCCGATGCAACAACCCTGGTGTTTAGCTGGAACGCGCCTTACGCCTCGCTGATCTTCAACGGATGGACAAGCTCCAATAAGCAGACAGGCCAAACCACGACATGGCCGGCACGCAACTGGATTCAGCCGGCGCTCAAGGCCAAGCCGCTAGATCAGTTCTTTGCCGCCTACTGGCAGCTGTACGCCAAGCGGAAGCTCTGACACAGAAAAGCCCTGCCGAAGCAGGGCCGTTGTCCCACTGGTCGGGATAGCTTGCCGATCAGCTCACAGTTGCAACGGTGAACACAGGCGGTGTGCCCGCGCCGCCCACATCTCCAATCGCAACGGTGAGGGTATCGCCCACCTTGAAGTTGGTCCCGCCCGCCGCGATCGTCGGCGCAGAGGTCACAGTGCCACCGCCAGCCACGACGATGTTGGCCGTCGCGCCCTTGCCCGAACCCACGCCAGAAGCAGGGTTGACAGGCACCAGGGCCTTGCCGCTATAGGTGGCGGCGGTCATGCCGCTGCCGGCGGTGGTAACGGTCAGGGTGGCGATGGGGTTGCCCTGCGGGTACCAGAGCAGTTGGCCGTACCCTCTCAGCGTGAAGCTAATAGTGGCAACATCACCGGCCTGGATGCTCTCTTGGAAGCCCTCAACAAAGGCAATGCCGCTGTGAATTTCGGCGTCATCACCGCTGCCATCCTTGACGGGGGACACGCGGTAGAACTTGAGGGCGGTGCCGGCAGCACCGTTGAGCCATGCCTGCTTCAACAGCCGGTAACCCGCATCCCCCAAAGACATGTTCATGGCAGCGGGGATAGACCACCCCACATTGGTCATAAGGGGATTCTTCCAGCCATACTCCGAGGAATAGTCAATCGGAGCATCAGTGGAGTCCGTGCTTCCGTCGATGCTGGCATTAGTCAGCGACAGAATCTCGGTCAGCCCAGCGGTAGATGTTGGGGGCGTCGATGCGGTGGTTCCCAGCCCAACGTAGAGCTGAAAATCTAGCGCGTTGAAATAAGAAGGCATGGCCGGCGCTTGTTTGACCTAGCTTGCCGGCCGTTATTCATTCTACGGCCTTGGCTTTGGGAAGCGGATCAGCTTGCCGCCGCCAGTTCCCGCTCTTCCTCAGCCTCCAGCCATTCCATCGGCGACGGCCGTTGGTCCGTGTGCAGCTCCCAGTCCTGCACGTCATGCCCAATGCCAGAGGTGGCCAGGAGACACTCCTGCAGATCCTGCATG